TGAGCGCTTATTATTAACCCATTCGGCAATAATCCGGAAAGGTATATCATCAGCCCCCAAACCGTCACCGCCGTCGAATTCTGGCGTGTCCAGGAAGCTCCTACTATCCAATACCACCTGTCGCAACTCTGCCAGCAAATCCGGACCGCTCACTACTAACAGCGGATGTCCATCTTCTGGCACACGCACAGAGATAGAATCAATTATCCCCGCCCCGACTTCCGTCACAACGCCATTAATGACCGCATAACAGCGCGCCACACGCCTCGATTGTACCAGCGAAGACCGTCTGTCCGTGGCGGGCATTTCAAACGAAAACTCTCCGGCCCTATTCAAACGTTTTACCGAACGCCAATGCAACGCAGACCAAATCGGCCCTTCCCCTTGCTTAGCCCCGCTGATATTCTCAATATCGATCCAAAACCGCATCACATACCTGCTATTTTCTTTCTACCCCGATTTGGGGAAGGGTTACACCCAACTGTCATACCATTCAATTTCCGCGTGATGCGCTCCTTGCGCGGCTGTAAACGTGACCGCGAAAGAGTTTTCGTCCTCCGGCAAAATAACACACCAATAATCGCTGGCATGGTCGTCGTTCAACTCGAACAAAGAATAGGCGCCCACCCCATTGTTCTGTACCGAAAATGCCCCGCAATCAATCGTCAAAGATTCTCCTGCCGCAACACTCCCTTCCCACGTCCAATCAATTCCGCTCTCTTCGTCCACCATCCTCACATCGCTCATCAGTGTATCGTCGGGTACGAACGTAAGCACTGCATCGTATACGGGAGCATCCCCTCCCCCGACAGGCTGCAATACACCATCTTCCATTGCTACATTTTCTGCGGTTGCCGACTTCCAATAGCCTACCGCTTCAAATTCAGAAATTACCTCAGCATGCTGGCTCTGGCTTACATCCCGATCCCACTGACAACGAAGCAGCCGCGCATATTTCCATTGGTAAGTTTCCTCGCCATCCTGCTTTCGCCACAACTTTTTACGCTGGCCCAATAGTCCAAAAAAAGCGTCTACGCTCGTTTTCACGTCAGCAAAGTAAATACCCCGATGATTTATCCTATGTACGCCCAATGGCACAACCCCACTGCCATAGGCAAAATGCGATCCGCCCGCCGTGGCCGCTACATCGCTGGGCACTTCTGCGCCCAACCCGTCCACGCTCTGGCCCGTCGGCAACAAAACACCCTGCGATGATGGAGGACTTTCGCCTCCAAATCCGTGCAAATGATAGCTCATTAGAAAGCCACTCCCGCGTCACGCAACGCGTTCAATACGCCTGTCCGCGCCTCGGCCTCATTGCCGGCCGTGATGTTGAATGTGAAATAGTTGGTCTGTCCGCTGATATTCGAGCTCGTCGAATTATTGTTCTGCCCCGCCACCTCGGCCCGCAGCGCTGCCAATTCCGCTGTGGCAGTCTCTGCTATACGTACCGATATCGCTCCTGCATGCCGAAGCCCCGCGATCATATCCCGACTGTTGAAAACATGTTTTCCCAGCGCATCAAATCCGCTCGATCTGCTACTCGCAAAATCCAACGCCGCTTCTGGCGTCATCGTCGGACCCGCGAAATCGAATGCGCCGGCAACTTCTTTCTTCAGCGCCTTTTTGGATCCCACTGCTTTCTGCTTTGGGGGGGGTGGGTTTGGATCGATATACGGTTCCCTGTTGTTCAAAAGGGAGTAAAGCCAGTGGTCTTCGTTATAAGTGAAAAGTTCCCCCATAAGATTGCCGGCGCTTGGCAATCCGCTTCTAATGCCGTCCATAATCGCTTTACCCAGCGACGCCCAATCAAAATCAAAAATAATTGCTTTCACAAAATCAACAGATCGTCGGAATTTCAAGATAATATCATCCCACGTACGTTGTACAATCCTTTTAAGTGTTGCCCCCGCTCCCTCAAAATCCCCAGTAATCAACTGCAGCCCCAGCTTAACCCAATCAAGAGCATTTAAAATCTTCGTCTCAAAAACGCGTACGACTTCCGACATAAAATCACTAACGATGGACTTGATTTTCCCGCCAGAACCCCTCCAAAATTTCTCCATGTCTTCCAAGACTGTCCTTACCGTCTCCCTGGCTAAGTCCATGTTTTCTTCAACCGTCTGCGTTACATTCTCAAAAGCCCGTTCCGCATCTTCCAAGGCGGGGGAAAGCACGTCTTTTACTAAAGCCGATACCGCGTCGACCACTTCCAACATTTTCTTGCTAATCTTAGGCCATTCTTCTTCTACCCACTTTACAGCTTCTGCCACTTTTTCCGCTATCGTCACAAACATAGCACCGATACCCGGCAACGCCTTCTCTGCTGCGATCACTAGCGCTTCAAAAGCAGGAGCAGCTTTTTCACCCACATCCAACAACATTACATTCCAGCTTGCCTTAATCTTGTCAATACTGGTTGAAATACCAGTGTTCATCGTTTCAAAGGCTTCCTCCGTCGCTCCAGAACTGCTGGCCATTTCATCCAAATTGTTCGCAAAGGCGCCGGCTGCATCGCCGGTCAACTGCAATGCGGCCCCACCCGCCTCCACGCTGCCCATCATATCGGTCATCTTCGTATTTGTATTCGTAACCGTTACCGAGGCTCCGGCCATTTCAGCCTCAAATTCGGCAATCTGCCGCGTCAGTTTGTCAATATTCAGCTGAGCGTTTAACTTGACAGATTCTTTTGTCTTGTCGTTGAATTCAGATTGCCGCAATCTCGCTACTTCCAAACGTCCATTCAAGCGTCCAATGCTTCTGCGTGCATCTTCCATCTTTTTGGCAACATCTTCTGCATTGCTGCTCGTTGTCGTCAGCCCCCCCGAAATGATCTGGAGAGCGCCTTGCAAATTGCCGCCGTCGGCAATGAACGTTTGGAAATCTTTGCCTGACAATTGCTGGAATGCGTCAGATGTCTTGGTCCCCGCCTTGCTTAATTCAATCAACAATTGCCGCAATTGCGTTGTCGCCACGCGCGTCGGCGTACCCTGTGCGGTCATCGCGGCAATTGCCGCCGTCACATCCCCAAACTTCACTCCCAACGCAGCCGCCGTGGGGTTAACATTAAATAGCGATTTGGCCAACTCATCATACGTTGTCTTGCCCAACTTTACCGCCGTGAACATCATATCTGACGCTTGCGCAGCGCCAATCGTTTCTTTACCATAGGCATTTATCACACTGGAGATTCCGTCCACCGCTGTCTCCAAATCTGTCACACCGCCCTTGGCTGCCTTTTGCGCCGTTTCTAAAAACTGGAAAACATTTTCCTTCGGCACGCCCGCCGAAATTGCCTGATAAAGCGCGGGCACTGTGTCCTTTGGTAGTACGCCGAATTCTTTAGCGAATTTTTTGACATCCCCTTGCATACTGCTCATCGCTTCTTTTGATAACCCTGGCAATAGCGTGAAAACCTCATTCATCGAATTTTGGAATCCGACGAATTCTTTTACGCCTGCTACGCCCACGCTAGCGATGGCCGCCCCCGCGGCCGCCACCGCGCCCAAAGCCGCCTTACCCGCAATCCCGGCCAACTTCCCCCCCCACGACGAAGTTTTTCTACTCGTTTGGGCCAGACCTTTATCATAGTCGCTCGCATCCGTGGCCAATTCGACCACTAGCCGCTCCAAAGTCGCCATCTGCAATATTCCTTTTAGTCTGCCGAAACTACGTCAGAATCGGGGATGGGCGTCCGCTCGTCTTTCCCGCCGTAGGCGGCATTAAGCATTTCCACAAACTGAAGCTGGCTCTGCCAACTTTTCGGTTGCGCCTTTTCAAAGTTTAGCAGAAAATCTGACACTTGATAAGGTTTTTTGCGGGTCGTTTTCCCCCGCTGTGTCTCCGCAACTACCATAGCCTGAATCGCTGCATGCCAGTCCGCCCGCTCATCTCCAAACGGTTCAATACGGCTATAGGCTATCCAATCCACAAATTCACTTACGGGCATTGTGTTTTTTAAGACGTGGATCGGTTGTCCCAACGCCAGTGCTAACTTGTGCCAGAATCTTTGCTCTGGCTGCTCCCGAATTTTTTTTCTGCTTCCTCCACACTGCTGTTCGCGTCCGATAATTCTGTAGCGGTATCCGCCAATCGTTCGATCACCCGCGAACTTTTCTCAGCCAATAACTCCATGTCGCCATCGTCAAAAAGCCGCTTGCCATCACTATCAATCACTGTGCGCGCCACAATCCATGATTTCAACCCAGACATCTTGCGCGGATGTGCAATATTGCCTGTAGCCGAGTCCACAATTTCAAGGCTACGTATAGCCACCTCCTCCTTCTCTTCCATTGTGAATTCGCGCACATAGACCTCCCCGCCCCATTCTGGGATCACAACCAATACTCGGCGTTTGGCGTCTGGCCGTAGCAGTTTTTCTCGGCTAAGCATTCAAATCTCCGTCCGCACTGTGAATAGCCCGCTCCAAAATGGAGAAGGCTAGGGTGAAATTCTAAGACGCTAGGATTATGCCAACGTCGGCGCGCCCGTAATCTTCAGCGTTACACTTGCCGTCAACGCATCCCCCACTCCAAGTCCTGGCGTGAAACTCGCGACGAGAGCGGTGAATGACCACACTGTATTGACACCGGTGTTGGGGAACGTCAAGCTAAAATACGCTATTGCCCGCGTAGTCAGGAAGTAAAGCAACCCACCAGCAGTATTCTTATGTGTAGTTCCTGCAGGCTCGTAGGAAATGTCAATATTGATCTCCCCTCCGTCTTTTAGCCCGCCGATAAACTCCCGCCAGTTGGACGCAGACGAGTGATTCGTCACGTCAATGGTCTCTAGCGTAAGACCTGGACCGCTTATATTCGTCACGTTTGCGACTTCCGTTGTGGCGCTGTCCGCTCCCGCTTTCAGTATTGTCCCATGGGCTGATATAGCTGCCATTTTTCAATTCCTCCTAAATTTTTATGAATACGTTATCCAGTTCGTCGACCAGATAAGTGCCGGATTCCGTTACCAGAAACGTAAAATCGTCTTCGATGTACGGTTCGCCTGTCCCCAAAAGTGTGACAGAGGCTGTCAAAGCGCCCTCTACTGCCGCCGTCGGTTCAAAGCCTGTCACAAACGCTCGGAACGCCCATTCTGTATCGCCGGCGTCGGGGAAAGTAACCTTGAAAATCCCATACTCCCCGTCGCTCAACATCGTCAACTTGCTCACGTGCGTCAACGCGCCTGGATCGAAGATCAGGGTCATAGTTAGTTCCCCGATCTCTTTCACACCGCCCGTCATTCCCCGAGATTCATTGTCCGAATCATGCGTAGTCGTATCCTGGGTGCCCGTTCCTAGCCCAGGCCCCTGTATATCATCGATCTGGGCTACGGTAACATAGCCGCTAACTGTGTCAAACTGTTGCAAAATTGCCCCAAACGCCGCGTATTGCGCCATACGTTCCCCCTATCCTCTCCGCCCTGTAATCAGCCGCTACCCACTTTGGAGCGGACAGAACCGGAGCAGGTTACAAATTGCTCCAAAGATAGTATTCCACAATCCGGCGTTGATCATTCGTCTCCGGCGCGGGGATACTCCGATCATTCAAGCTTAGTGCCGCATCGATGCGCACTCCGGCCACCGTGCCCCGATAATGCTCCAATGCCCCGTGTAACGATTGGACTACATCCTGGACACTGGTAGCCGTTTCCCCCCACACATCGAATTGCATCCATGTCCGCATCAATCCCACATCCCCGCTATGCGCGTGCAAGCGCATCGTGCTTACTCGCAAATAAGCAATAGCCGGCAACGTGCCCCGCCTTCGCGGAGCGGGCTCTATTCGATCCCCGACCAGACTGGCCAGCGTAGCGTCACCTGTGAGAATATCGACAATGCTTTCTTCCAGACTTGCCATCTGCATCCGTCCCTGATCTATACCCTTCCCCGATCTGGGAAAAGGTGGGAGAGCGCGGAGGGATCATCCCCTCGCAATCGCTCGCACAAAATCGCCCACTGCGAGCCTAAACTGACGCACAGCTGCGCCCTTCTGTTCGTCGAATGCTGGGCGCAAATATGGGTGCGCCGGGATCGTCACTCTCTTGGCAAATACCATCTGCCCATTAACCTCAAAAGCAAGCATACGGGCCTTCTTTGGGACAACAGTCCCCCCAAATTCCTGCATAGCTGCATATACCAGATCCGTGCCCACCAGTACGCGCACTCTTACGCCTTGCTTTTCCACCGTTTCCGAATGCAGGCTACGCCGGAGCGTGCCCGTAAGGTAAGGTGCCTTGTCTTTAGCGCTGTTCAAAATCTCCTGCGCGCCCGCGTGTAACGCCTCCTCTAGCACATTGGCTTGGCCTATGTTGCCTAGGTGCGCCAGCTTGCGGTCAAGCCGGTCTAGATTGCGCACGCGGGGCTTTTTCATAGGATAAGTTCCAAACCCAAATACGTCGTTTTCCCTTGGCTATCAATGGTGACTGATTCAATATCGTACGTCACACCGTCCACTACTGCCCGATGTTTTTCCGTGATATTTGTATACGCGCCAGAGAATGCTAGCCGCTTGTCTCGACGGACAAATATCTGTTCACCGGTTTCCGTTTCCCCACTTCGGAGAGCCAAAGGAACGGTCAAAGAACAGGCCAAATTCACATGCCCTGTCAGATTTGCCCATGTGCGCGTCACCTCTCCCAACGCGGTGCGGCTCTCTGTCGCCACCTCGATTGTACAGGCAGACGTATAGAAGTTCGTTGCCAAACTTCCCAGCATCCCCGGGTGTACAATGCCCAGACTATTAGCCATGGTTTTGTAGTCAGCCCCGCAATACTTCATTAGCTAGCCGCTCACGGGCCGAAAAATCGTCTGTCACCCATTCCGCAATCTCAAACGCTCCATACACGGCAAACTCTTCGTCTTCGGCTTGCGCCCGCAGCAAAGCGGCCCGCTCAAACATCGCTCTGGCCGTGGCTGCTCCGTCCGTCCTCAAATCCATCAGAGTAATAACTTTCAAAACGAAAGCTTCATTGCTGGCAATCGTCTCCGATGCCAACGCTGCCGCCCGTTTCACACTACTCCCTTCGATGGAATAGAAAACATTAAGCTCCTCATCTTCAAACACATAACTTGTTGAATCTGTGTCAAAGATAAGGAGCCTTATTTTTCCAGCATCGGTACCGGTATCATAAGTAAACGCCATCTGTCACGTATCCCTTATCTGCGCCGTCCTTAGCTTGTCGAATGGTACCGACTAAGTAGAAAGAACCTTCGACTGATAGCTAGCTTTCTTCTGCAAGAGGCTTCTTTTTCCTGCGCCGGCTGCTGATTTCCTGATCCCTCGTCGCCGCCAGCAGCTCTATATTAGCATTAAGCGCTTGCATTTGCTCCACTAGCGCCATCAGATAAAATTCAACCGTCGAAGTTGCCAGAGGTAGCGTCGGCATTAGCTATTACTCCCGTTACTGCCCACCGCTCCCTGCGGGTCTAGCAACGTACCCCCATAACTGATCACGCCTTTAAAGTCCTGGGTCATCGTGTCCCAGTCTCCTGCGTTCTGGTCAGCGCCACCGCTTACGCGCATTGTGTTCGCCATCTTGCGGTATAGCTGGGGCTCCTCGAATCCACGCAAAAACCCGACCTCAGCAGCCGGCCGCGAACTATCTGGACGTACGTGCAAAATCCACGACGTATTGGGGTTGGTGGTGGCAACAATCGGAATGTACGGATCCATTACCGCCTCAATATTGCGGATAATCCAGTTGTTCACTCGAATCGTCTGATTGCTTACTCCGCCCTCTGTCGCAACGTCCACCGTCAATTGATTAAGCAGATTCTGTACGGTCACGTGTAGCGCTGGCGGATATTGTAGGACAACGCCCTCTACCAGAATCGGCTCCTCATTGGCGTCCGTAAATCCCAACAACTTCTCGAAAGCCGTCCCCAAACTATCGATCGCCAAATCGGGGTTGCCTGTCAGCAGGTTGCCGTTCCCAGAACTGAAGAAAGTTGCATCTGGTCCGCTCGCATCAAACAACAGATCTGTTACAAAGTGGGCAATACTACGCCGTCCACCCCGTCCCAGCCTGTCGGGGATGCTATCGAACGCGTCCAAATCATCATCCATAATCTGACGGAACGACAGCTTGACACCCTTGCTGTAAAGGCTCGGTTTATACGTGTATCCAGTCTCCTCCAAAGAAGTGTCATAGGTCAAGCTATCTTCTTCGGTCTGTTCCGTATAGCGCCCTTCCGCTCCGTCAAGTTTGACCCGACGTACAGTTCTGTAGTCTCGCAGCGGTCTGCTTACACGCACATAACGTCGCCAGCCCTGCGGGAATTCTCGGAAGCGGCCCAAAATCATTCTATCTAGCACGTCCCCCATGAGCAAGGGAAAGTCGCTTGACGTGTAAGCCTCGCCGATCCGCATTATACCCGGGTAATTACTCTCGATCATTGGCGCTGGGCCGGTTTGGCTCGGAGAAAGCGCCTCTCTAAGAACCCAGTCCGGCGCGCGTCCTGTAAGGAGATCGGACATCAATTCCGCTGCGCTGGCCACTCTACTCTCGTGCAACGGATCGGTTGCATTATCCCAGCGCCCACCCGGATTGGATCTCCGGACAAGATTGTAGGCTCCAAGATCCACGCCCCCATCATTGTAACGTTCGCCGTTTCCACTGTCAGCCGATTTTGCAAAAGTGATCGCCATTATTTCCTCCTATGTGGTCGCCGTGACCAGTACGTTAATGGTGTCCGTCGCATTGGCAGAGATCGCTTCGAGCGCAATCCCGACCTCTGCATCCGCACTACCGCTCGAATTGTTGATGCTAGTCGCGGGCGATCCCGTCCCGGTGTCGTGATAGTAAAGCTTTGCTCCTACCGCAATCCCCGATCCGGCGTTGTCGTCCACTAGTAAATCCCACACCTTCTCCCCAAAGTCCACAGTCGTCTTCGTGGCCGCGTTGCCGCCCTCTCCTTCATCTGTCAACGCCACACCTACCTTTGGGCCCACACGCACCGGGTCCGCCGTTTCCGGGGATGTCGGGTGCGTCACCACTACCGAAAATTTGGGTATATTTCGCACCAAATTGTTAGCCATTTCCTACTCTCCTTTTCCTGCGGTAAAGCCCAGATCAGTGAACGCTCTATCCATCCGCTTTTGGACCTCTACCATATCAATGCCACTGGCGGCCGTTTGACTGCCGCCCATCCCCTCAATACGGCCCTGACCAAAGCCCGCTGCCTCTTGCAAATAGGCAGTTTCGGCAATCACGGCCTCGTCTACCTTTTCCTTCAAACCTTCCACGTCCAACTTGCCCGCTTCGGTCATAGGCAAATTACAGGCCACACTACGTCGCAACCGCTGGATTGTCACCGCGGGCAAAGTCGCCTCGTCCAGCGCTTCGCTTACGACCGCCGACGCATCCCGTAACAGTAGGGACTTTGATAGCTGGTCCCTCTCTGTTTCCAGCGCCTGAATTACTTTTTGCGCTTCGGCTAATTTTTCCTGCGCTTTTTCCAGATCATCCATGTCCATTCCTCCTGAATTGTGTACCCCGCTTGGCTCCGCAACTGATGAGACAGCAGTGCCGTTTGAAGCCTCAAATAACTGTACAATCTCGCCACCGGCCCCAGCCTTTGTCACAAAATCAACTGAGAGCCCAGTAGTCAGCGCTGAGATAATCCGTCCTTTGCGCCCTTCTGCTTCGCCCGTCGTCGCCCGACCCAAGCCACGAATCGACGTGCCAATATGCGGACCGATTTCGTCTACCGTTTCCCGATAGCTTTCAAACACCAGAGCGTCAGCATACAACCCCGGTCCCACGGCGCCCTGATCATCCCAGCGCGCCGGTGTTGATAGCACTGCCGCCAAATTGCGGAGGCTACCTTCCGGCCGTTCTAAATCTTCGCTTGCCGTCGCGTGATCCCAAAACATCTGTGTTCCTGCTCGATAGATGCTAGGCCCATCCCGTTCCAACACTTCAGCCGGATAATAGCCGCTCGTACCCCATCCCGGTTTAACAACGCGTAGCTGAATAGTTCCATCGGAACGGATAGCCCGCCCCTTCCTAACAACCACATCCCCGGCCTGGCTCTCTACTAGCTCCTCCACCGATTCGTTGTCCGATTCGTTGTCTACTTTTTCGCTATCCTGCATAACCATAGAAACTTCTTTTTGACTATTGCCCATCATCACCCTCCAAAAAATAAAGAGCGCAGCTCAAACCCATCCCGCCCACAGCCTTGTGGCGGCCTCTACCTTATCACTCTTTTTCACTGCTGTCTAGCTTCGACCTCACGGCTTGCCTGCGCGAACGTGGACTACCTCGCCCGTCTATAAAGTGCAGAGCACCTACATCCCGGAAATCGAAGCGGCCTATCGTGCCCGCTTGGGAATTGCGTTCTAACAGACAACCAACCTGCGGCCTGATTATCTTTACAGCCTGCGGATACTCGCTCATCCCCCGACGTGCGCCAAAACTTCTGCATAGGGACGCCTGACCCTTCCAACCCCAACGCTACAATCCGGCTCCCCTCCTCATAGGCTTGCCCCACCTCCGTCACCGCTACCAGTGTGGCCCGATCGCGTATATGTCGCTGGGGTTTTAATCCGGCAAAACCATCAAAGCGGTTTTTTATTTCTTTGGCCGTGCGCGTGTAGCTCCAACCGTCTTTCGCTGCTCGCGTGACGATAACCTTCATCTGGCTACGCGTTTCCTCAAAAATCTCCGTTACAAGATCCGCTCCGTGTCTCTCCAAATAGGCCACGGCCCGCGGATTTTTCAGACTGAACGCTTTCTCTGGGTCAACCCCTAAAGTGGCTGCCAGCGCGCCCGCCCCTAACTGTAGCCCTAATTCGTTCATATCGACCAATGGCGCCAACATCAGAGACAGTG